CATTCGAAAGATTGAACCGAGAACGGATGAAAAGCTTTTGAAGCCTGAACTTTATGCTTCTGAAGTTTTGAACCCGATGGATAACGCTGAAAATCTGGATGAAGACTACATCACAGATATTCTGGACAACATGCCGGAAAAACAGCGTGCGAGATTCCGCGACGGTCTTTGGGTAAAACCAGAGGGCTCGGTTTATGAAAAGTTTGAAGAATCTATGATTCTTCCACGCGATAAGTTACCGCAGGAGTTTGACCATTTTACAGGTGGTCAGGATTTTGGACTTCATATTGCGGCTGTAAAAATTGGCTGGGTTGGAGAGACGGTTTATGTTGTTGCTGATTTTGGCGGCTTTAACATTACAACTAAAACCTCTGTCGAGCAGCAGCAGGCAAAGAACTGGTATGACGACTGCTTTGTGACTTACTGCGACCCTGCAGGCGGTGAAAGAATTCAGGAAGTACCGGGAGGCGTAAAAGCAAACAACTCTGTGGATGCAGGAATTGATTACATCATAGCAAAAATTGAACGCGGTCAGTTTTTCGTATGCAAAGACTGTACCGGTGTTCTTGGTGAAATATGGGATTACTCTCGTGATGAGAATAATCAGATTGTGAAAGTAAATGACCACTACATGGACGCTATGCGTTACGCAATATTCTCTGCTGCTTCCAGTGGTGTTGTTATGGCATAAAAGCGCGTTTGAATGTGTACGTTACGTACATAGTCAAATAATAAGGGAGTACCGATAATATAAATGGGACTTTTTAAGAAGAGGAACCAGAAAGAAAAAAAGTTACGAAGCTTTTCTGAGATAAACAGTGAAACTGTTGCGGACGACTTTTCAGTACCTGAAAAGAAAGCCTGTACAGATCCTTATCTTCAGCACGCGTGGGTATCGGTATGTATTGATATTTTAACTCGAAACGTAGCGCGTGCTGAATTCGAAATAAAGAAAAACGGTAAAACAGAAAATGATTCCAAACTGGCTAAGCTCTTTATGTACCCGAATAAAAGTTTGTGCCGGTTTGATTTATGGAAACAAACCTGTGCCTGGTGGTGCCTCGATGGGGAGGCGTTCTGGTGGTTCGGCGAGGACTACTGCTGCGGTATACCGGATGAAATTTATATTCTGAATCCGAGAAACATGCAGCACGTTGTTGAAGGCGGAAAGATTACCAAGTGGGTTTATACAGATAGTGCTACAGGCAAACCGGTCATAATTCTTCCTGACGAGCTTATTCATTTTAAGGACTGGAATCCGTGGAATGAATATCGTGGGGTAAGCCCTTTGGTAAGCTTGGGTCTTGAAGTCGAACAAGATTTGCTCGCCGCCAAGCAGAATTCAGGACTTTTAAAAGAAGGTGGGGTTCCAAAGGGACTTTTAAAAACAGACCAGATTCTCACAGAGACAGAAGCAGAAATACTTGCTCGTACCTGGGACTCAAAATACAGCCACGGAATGAAAAACAGAGTGGCTGTTTTGGGTAAGGGTACGGAATACCAGCCGCTAACATTTAGTCCCGATGTTCTGAAACTTTACGATATGAAACAATGGAACCTCTATACACTGTTAGCGAAATTCGGCATCCCACCGAGAGTTGCAAATATTCAGGATTCCAAGTCTTCTTTGAGCGGCACCGATACGGATTCACAGCATCGGGCGTTCTGGAATTTTACGCTTATTCCGCTTTTGAGAAACTACGAACAGATTCTCGAAGTTCAGTTTTTTCGCCGGTTTAATCTATCTCAAACTGGTGAGTTCAACCTTAACAATATACCTGAGTTGCAGGAATCTGAGGATGCCCAGAGTAACCGGGATATTGCAGAAATCAACGCCGGACTTAAGACAATCAATGACGTTTTAAGAGAACGGGGCGCGAAAGAAAAGCCTTGGGGTGATAACTGGTGGAAGCCCAATAACGTTTCGGCCTTTGGTTCTGATGAAAATAATGAGGGTAATTAAAAATGAAGTTTTTCATTGCAACAAACAACTATGTTGTTAAGGGTACTGTTCGCGAATATTTGAAAAAGCAATTTCCTATGGTTGAAATCTTTGACGTAATGAAAGATGAGGACTTTTTGTATCATCTGGAAGGTCAGGATGAAACATTCTTTCTGGTTGAAAAGTTTTTCCTTGGACTTTGTATTCAGGAGAAAATGGCCTGTCTGAATGTTATTAACAAGAATATTCATTTCATCTTTTTTGAGACAGGTTTGGTTTGTGCAGATGGTTTTGGGCTTCGTGTGCGAAAGCTTGGAGCTTCTGGTTTTATTTCTAATGCTGAGAACAAGGATGTTCTTCTTCCTTCCATCACAAAAATCTTACAGGGTGATAAAGATTTTCCTGAGGCTGTGAATTATGCCGTTGAACATGGAGAGCATTTAAGTACACGGGCAACCGGAGAGCTGACAGATATTGAATTTGATATTGCGGTAATGCTTGCCCATGGTCTGACTAATAAAGAGATTGCTTATGAGCTTAGTATAACACCTGATTGTGTTAGAGCTCATGTTTATTGGATTAGAAAGAAAATTGGATATCACAATCCGGAGGATTATGCGGAAGTGTATAAACAGATGGTTGCCAGAGTTACGGGAGGATGGAATGGTTATCAAAATTGACGGTATTGAAAACAAGGAATTTGGAAAGGATAAGAATCTTTTCTTGAAGTTCCTTAAAGAGAACACGAACTCTGGAAAAGTGAGTGCTCAGGTTGAAGTGTTCAAAGCTGTGGATGTGCAGAAGGATTCTTTTCATTGGGTAATGAGTACTTTTGATACTGACAGAGATTTTGAAAAAGTAGATCCGTGCGGATGGGATTTGAAAAACTATCTTGCAAATCCTGTTGTGCTTTGGAGTCACGACTATTCTATTCCTGCGATTGGATATGCTGAAAATGTGAAAGCTGATTCTGCTCTTGAGGGCGACATTGTATTTAATGATAAAGAATATGATGAGTTCGGCTGGAGTATTGGGCAGAGAGTAAAAGCTGGAGCTTTGCGTTGTGGCTCAGTGGGATTCCGTGTTGATGAACTTGAGTTCCTGGAAGCAAAAGATTGTGACTGTGATTTGATTTATCGCAAGCAGGAGCTTTTGGAATTCAGCATTTGCTGTGTTCCGGCGAATCCGTTTGCGATTCATGTACCATCTAAAAAGTTGGAGATTACGGAAGTAATTCAGGAAGATGAGCTTTCGTATTGGGATAAAGTTTGTATGGGTTTGAAAGCTCGTGCATAAATAAAAAAAACAGGGCTGCTTGCAATTGGAACCTGGAAGCAGTCCTGATTCAAGACAAACTTGGAGGTTTAACTTGAACGAAGTTATTGTAAACTTGCAGCAGAAACTTAGCAATATGAAAAGCTTAGTTCCTACCGAGGCTGCGACACCGGAGCAGATTTCTAAGTATTTCAATGAAAGCGAAGAAATTATTGCCGGAATCTTGAAGGCTGCAGAAAATCAGGAAACTGCAACTACCACAGAGCTTGAAGGTATTAAGGATGCCATTAAGGAATTGAGAAATCTTTTCCGTAAGGCTGATTCTGAAATGAAGCCTTTAAGCTATCGCGATGTTTGTTTCAATCTTGGTAAAGCTTTGTGTGCAGCCTGGAACAAAGACCATGAAACTTTGGGGCAGCTTAAGTTCTGCCCGAACATCAGAGCTGAAAAATGGAATAATCCGAAAGACTTTAAGTGGGAAGCCGGCAAAGGTTTTGTACCACAGAAAGCAGTCCTTGGTGAACCGATTGGCAACCTTGCCAATAATGACCAGTTCCTTATAAATCCTATTTATGAAGAAACAATCATGCAGGAAGCTGCAAAGCAGTCTGTAATGATGAATCTTGTTACCCACCGCCCGATGAACGGACCTTCAATCTTTATCCCGGAGCGTGACCGCGGCGGAATTGAATTGAAGTGGCTTACTTCTTACGGACAGAAAATCGACGCTACAAAATCAAACATGCCTACTCGTACAGAGCTTAAAGCTTACACACTTGCAGGCTATGTACCATTCTTTGACGAGTTCGGAGAAGATGTTTTTGTTGACCTTGGAAAGATGTTCTTGGAAGACTTCACAGAAGCCTACGGCCAGGAGTTTGACCGCCAGTGCCTCATCGCTGATGACGACCCTTTCACAGGGGCTATCAATATGGAACAGGCAGAAGTATGCAGAATCGAAAGCACAGACGAAAGCAAGCTTACATACCTCGACTTCAGAGCTGCAGAACTCAAGGTTGAACCGGAAGAAAGAAAGTATTGCAAATGGTTTTTGAACGAAACAGTTTTGAATCATATTGCAAACATTCAGGACGACAACCACAACCCAATCTGGAGAAAGCCAGGTGACGGAATGCCAGGAAGAATCGATGGATACGATGTTGTTGAAAGCCGCCTGATGCCGCAGCTTGCCGACCTCGAAGCCGATAGCGTGATTGCCATCTTTATGAATCCAAAGAGAATCATCCACGGCAACCGCAAGGGAATCGAAATCAAACGTTTCGACGAAACAACAGAATCACTTGAATATGGTGAACTCTTTATGCGTTTTAGAAAACGTGACGGCTTCTTGGTTACCCGACCTAAAAAGAATATGGTATTGCTCAAAACAGCAACTGAATAAGTTATTGCACAAAGCGTGACTTATAGAACTTAATTCCAAAAGCATATTTATATATGCCTTTGGAAAGTGGGGGCGAAATTTATAAAACCGAAGTGAAGACAAATGCAAGGCTGCGTAGCACCGCGAAGCGGCTTGGCCTTGCATTTGACTGAACGAAGGTTACAATGGCCTTTGCCCCGCTTTTCCGATTACGAGGATTTATGAATTCATTTCCATTTGAAGAAATACAAAAGATTCTTGAGCTTAATGCAACAGAATTAACAACTGATGAACTTATATTCAATTCTACCATTACTTATCTAGAAAGACTTCTAGGGTATCAGCTGGCGGATAAGAATTACAACGAGCTTCAGACTATCAGAGACTGTAAGGTTTATACCAATCAAAATCATATTTCTGAAATGATTAACATAATTGATATGAATACAAAGCTTCGTGTTCCAAACTGTGTGATTGACGGAAGAACAATTCATTTTATTGATCCGAAGCTTGAAGATCATGTTGTTTTCTTAAACTATAATGCCGGATTTACGGAAGAAACTTTCCCAGCTGATTTGAAAGAAGTAATCATTAAGCTGTTTCTTTTGAAAAAGAAAGAGTTTATCAAGCAGCAGAATAATGAAGATGATTATTCTTTTGAAATCCCACAGAACATTCAAGTTGTTATCAATTTGTACAAAAGGAAAAGTCTATGAAAAATTTTGAACCAGTTTTCAAAGAGTTGGAATATTTATTAATCAAAAAGCTTCCTGATAATATTGAGAAAATCAATATGGAGCATAATGACGGAATCATTCTAAAGTCTTTTGAAAATACAACATTGGAAGCAAACTGTATCAAGACTCCTTCATTCGTGTTTAATATAG